TCCAGTTAGAATACATCAGAATGAAATTTTCTGAAGTACAGTCTGAAGAGGCCACCAAAAGAGCGGAAATGAAACTGTAATGGCCGTTGACGTTACCCTGACTTGGGAGGAGATATATAGCGCCGCTTTGGTTGGGGTAATGCGCCGGATTGAAAGCATGAAACGCAACTTAAACAAAGATAAGAAGGTCAATAACACATCAAACTGGGCGTCTGACATAAATGGGGCCTGTTGCGAACTTGTCGTGTCGAAGTTCCTCAATGTTTATTGGGGTTTCCACGTTAACAACTTTACCGGCCAAGACGTGTATAAAATACAAGTCAGATCAACCCTGTATAAGGATGGTCATCTAATAGTCCATGAATGGGACAATGCAGATGACGTGTACATGCTTGTCACCTGTAAAGCTCCGCACTTTAAAATAATTGGTGGCATATCTGCCCGTAAGGCAATGAAAATAGAACCGAGAAAAAACAAAGGGCTTGAGTGGTGGGTGCCTCAAGAAATGCTTACCGACCCGCTAATCATAAGAGAATGGATAAACAATGAAAAGAATAAAGATCACAGCAAACAAACGAGCTAAAATATTCCTAACTCATGGCGGCATCTGCCATTTGTGTGCAATGAAAGTGCTTCCGGGACAAGAATGGGACGTAAGTCACGAAATTCCGCTTGAAGCAGGTGGTAAAGACGACGAATCAAATTGGTTAGTGGCCCACCGCAAGTGTCACAGAACCCATACTGCAAAAGTGGATATGCCGCTTATAGCTAAAGTTAAAAGAATTCACCAAAAACACATCGGCGCCAAACGGCCGAAGGGAACCATCCCCGGTAGTAAAAACTCTGGGTGGAAACGAAAAATGGATGGGACAATTGTCAAACGATAGGCGGGGATAATGAAATATGTACTGACTTTAAATATGGGCGGTCAGCCAGGATCTAACTCGCATCAGGTGATAATAGATCATCCATGTGAAACTCTAGAAGAAATGAAGAAAATCTTAAGTTCTGAAGATTTTCTGATCGTAAATCAGTTTTATAAGGAAGGAGAAACGCGAGATGGAGAGGCTATATGGGATGACAAAGGAAATATGATCCTGAATACGCATCTGATTGGGAAAATCAGATACTACCAAGACACGTCTACAGATCTGTATAGATCAAAATTTACACGAAACATCAACTATGGGAGACGATAATGCAATACACAGACGCACTTACAACCGTAGCGAAAACACTGTCTGAGCGGGGCAAAGAATATGGTCCTGCTGATGAATGCTTTGAAAGAAGCGCAAAAATTGCTTCAATTGTTCTGAATAAATCTATATCCAAATACGATGTGGCAATGATCTTGATGGTCAATAAACTGGCTCGTCTACAGGAAAGTAGACAAAATCCTGATCATTACATTGATGGGATGGGATATCTTGCGTTTGCGACTCAATTTGCAAAAGAATTTGAGTCAATAACGGTAGCCGTGGAAGATGAAGTCAGGGCAATGGCATCAAAATTAACGCCAGACTATTTCAAGCGCCCAGTGCAAAATCAAGCACAATAGCCCTTAATGCCCCAATCCTGTATAATGGGTTGGGGCACAAGGAGATACCTAATATGAGATATGCAATCCTTGCTACTATGATAGCAATCACCCCTGCCGCTGCGCAGGAGATGTCGAGCGCGGAATTCTTTACACGCGACAAAACAAACAACTGGACGCAGCCAATACATTACGAAGTTACTGTTTCTAAAGTAGTTTCTAGGCGCATGAACCGCCAACAGAAGTATGTTTATCGTAAGATAATTGCAGAAGTTAAGATAAAATTAGGCAGAAAATGGGTCAACCCAGCTTTACGTCTAGCCAAAATTGAGAGCGGATATCGCTGCGGTGCTGTAGGGCCACGAACCCGTCATGGGCGTGCTGTAGGGGTATTCCAAGTGCTGCCAAAGTCTGCCAGGGCACTCGGTTATCATAGTATTTGGCGCCTCAAAGAATGCGATTATGGGATAGCCGCTGGTATTGCTCACATGCAATCTTGCCTCGATGCGGGTGTGAAAACGATGCGTCAAATGGCTGCTTGTCATGTAGCTGGTATTCGCGGCTGGAAAGTCAAGTTAAGTCGCCGCCATGAGCGCTACAAGCAGTATTACATCCGTCTAGCAATGCGAAGAGAACGCCGGAGATACTGGTGAACCAGAACGTATCCAGTGCGGTAATGCAACGCAGAATTGCTGGTTGGTTTGGGGCCGATACAAAGGGCAAACTACGTTTCATTGGATTCCACCCTGTCGAAAAGAATTGGAAAAACCAAAAGACTATGGAGAAGAATGATGCTGTCAACTTTGATATTCCTGGCTGTTATTTTTCTTATGTTCATTGACCTAGCGATCATTTTAATGATTGTATGGTTATTTTTTGAGCTAGGACCGGAGTTGGTGCGTAAATGGTGGAAGAAGCTAATAGAAAGATAGGAAATGAAAATGAACGAAGAAGACGAAATCATGATTGAGATGTGGAATGAAGGTATATCAGCGACCTTGATTGGTTCACACGTTGGAAAGACTAGAAACGCCGTAATGGGACGACTTTTTAGACTTCGAAAACAAGGGATAATTTTGAGAAATCATGGCCCACAGAATGAGCCACCTAAGAAAAAAATCATAAACAGGAAGAAAACAAAGAAAGAAATAAAAGAGGCTGTTATTCAAAAACGGCTAAAGAATGAAGAAGCCACGCAAAAAAGACATGGCAAAATAGTAACAGATCTTGGATCCAACCACTGCAGATACATAATTGAGGAACCAAACGGTATCCAGACACGATACTGTTCTGAAACTATATACAAGCGATCATACTGCGCTGAACATCACGCATTGTGCTACTACACTCCGGGGCCAATCAATTTAAATCGAAAGAAGCCACGCAACGTTACCGCTCAGACCAGTAGTTGGCGTAACTGAAGCCGCAATAGTCACAGTGCCATTACCATTGGTGATGGTTACGTTCGAGCCAGCGGTGAGCGTCGTCTTGGTCAGGCCGCCGCTGGCGTTACCAATCAGCATCTGGCCATTGCTGTAGACGGTGTTGCCAGTGCCGCCGTATGCCACGGCTACGGGCACATCTAAGTCTACGCTGGTCCCGGCTACTGTAATGCCCACGCCGCCAGTGATTGGCGCGTTGTCTGCCAGAAAAACGTCTGTTCCATCGTGCCAAATGAAAGTGTTCGCGTTCTGGACAGCAGCCGCAGAATATGGACCACCACCGGCAGACGACAATGTTACTGTATAGCTTCCGCTTGTGGAATTATCGACAATATAGAATCCGGCCACACCGTTGGGGAAATACACAGTCACATTGGCTGTCAGAGTGCCTGTCAGCTTTATGCAAACATTCTGGGCTTCGTCCTGCGTCAATGTGACGTTGCTGCTAGTCAAGCTAACAATGTGTGTGCCCGAAAAAGCAGTATCTATGATGTCAGAATTATTGTTTACCGGCACGTCCCAGGTGTCGATATAATCGTTATTGCCAGGCTTCTCGATATTTTTATTTGGCGTATATGTGCTAACCATGGCTTAGTCCCCGTATGTGGCTTTATTGGCTAAGTCGAGCGCCTTGATGATATGTTCATCCGGCGTTTTGAGCAAAGATTCGGTACCTTTGTTGATTTCTCGTTTGGCGGCTTCTGTGTCTCTTAACAGGCGATCGGCAATAGATCCTGATTTGATACGGCCACCAGACGCACGCCCCTCTCTTTCACGAGCCTTTTCCTGCGTCATTGTCCCGATGCCATATGCACTTAGGCGACGAGCTAGCTGCAAAGCTATTTCTGGAGAAGGTTTTGCCAAAAGAAGATTTGCGGTAGATGGATCTTTTGCAGCTTCTAATAGCCTTTTTATAACTGGCTCTCTCAAGTCACCAGTAGCGAATGAAGATAGCAATGATCTAACTGCCTTAACACCAGGCATAAAGGATGCAGTTGACGCGGCAGTAGTCCCAAGGCCCGGAAAATACGGCATAGCTGTCTGGGAGGAAATGATGCCATGGAACGCTTCTAAAATAGAAGCATCACTCAATACTCCCAATTTCTTCCCTACAAGTATGTCTATCATTCTGCCATTTTTTATTTTCTGCAAAGTTTCGGTAGTTGTCGCTTCTGGCTTTATATTCCGAAGCATACCGGCGGAGTCCTTTAATGCTTTTATAACACTTTGCTGGTTTTTGTTTCCACCAGCAATTTGCATCAATTCATTCTCGTTATTTTTAATGAAGTTAAATAGTTTTTCTGGCGTGCCTGTACTTAATGCAGCGTCAAATGCATCCGCAACTTTTGCCAGACGTACTTGTTCTGCATTTTGGCCAACAGTTTTGACCATATTAGAAAGCCTAGATTTTAAATCAGGTATACCATTAACAAGTGATGCTGTATTTGGGTTGGACATCAATTGATTAATGTCCTTGATAGATAAGTCAAATTTTGTGCCTCTATCTGTCACCTTGCTAATTACCCAGTTTGATACATTCTTCTCTAGCTCTTTTAATGCGCTATCTCTTGCAGTTTTTATTGAATTTAATTCGTCTGCATAAGTAGCGGCGTTAGGGTTTAGCTCATTTATTTTGTTTCTATAGAAAGAATCGGTTGTCTTTCTCAGAATATTATAATTTTGTAATGAATTTGCGTTCTTTAACGAAGCATCCAAAAATGCCTCTGCACTTATTTTTGGAATACCGGCAGCATCTTTGGCAAGCAACTTTTCTATCAGTTCAGGCCTGATCAAATCATAATACTGTTTTGTCGTAGCGACAGCATCTGACCATGCTTTCCTCTGCTTACCTGTTGTGTCCCCAAAAACTATATTTTTTGGGTTATCTATTACATCGCGTATTGATTGAGCAATTTCACTATGAGTGACAGATAGAGTCTTATCACCCTCTTGGAACGCTTTCCTGGATATCTCACCGGCCCTTTGCCGGATATCTTGAAGTTCTCTTAAAGAGATATCTCTTTTTGTGTAGCTATTGCGTATTTCCTCTAAAACCTCACGAATCTCATTGTCTATTCCCCGATTTTGAATGGGAGACATATTATCAATTTTATCAAATATGTTATTAATTGATTTATTGCGGTACAAATACATGCTGTCTAAAGGTACATTTTTCCATGCAGCTTTTTGAGCCGCATTGGAAGAATCAATCATATTGTCAAAAGCACTCTTTGCAACAGGAGAGGTGAACTGCATTTCTAAAGGGGTTGTTCCAGAAGCTGCTTCCATAGCAGACAATCTGGCTTTTTCATCGGGTATTTTACCGCTTAAAGTACCTTTGAAACCTTCAGCAGCTTCCTGCATTTTCCTCAGATTGGCATCCATCTGGCCCTGCAAAGCAATTGCTTCCGGGCTAGCTGTATCAAGTGCTTTTAACTGCTTTTCAATACTACTAAATTTACCAGACCCCAGAATCTGGGAAGTTGTCGGTTCAACACCAGTAACTTTCGAAGTTTCTGCCGCAGCTTTTATTTTGTCTTGAAGAGCTTTTCTGAATTCAACAAGATTATCTGTGTTTTCTATCATCCCTTCACGAAGCATCTGTCCCGTTATACGATCTACTAGAGCCGGATTCTGAGTGACTCTTGCTACAACAATAGGAGGTATCGACCCCCCTGCAACGGAACCCAGAAACGATACCCATGGCTTATATGGCTCTGACACAAACTCCGGCGCAACAGAGCCGCCAACTGTAGAACCAAGCCAACTTGCAATTTTTGTCGCTTTAGAACCGGGGACAGCGAGCGCAGGTATATTTTCTGCGCCAAATTTAGTTATCCTGCCAGGAACTGTGCTTGGCTTATACTCAAAGCGTTCTTTTGCCTTTGGCTCTTGAGACTGTATGTATCGCGTAATCAGTTCACGCGGGCTCATCCCAGTCTGTCTTTCGACCTCAGAAAAGGGGGTAAGTCCCCTATACCCTTCCGACAGTATTTCACCGATCTTTTTTAACCATCCAGGAGATGCCGTTGCGGCTTCCCCAATTCTTTCCTTGGCGGCTTCTATTTTGGGGGATACGGCCTCACTCACGGCCTTTTTAGCAGAACTCAACCCCTCTTGAGCAAATACCGGCAATCTGTTATATGCCCATTCTGGGACCTTCTCTGCAGCAATGCCACCAAGTTTCTGAATATCCCCCATCATCACTGGGGGAATGTTGGAAACGCCAAGATTATAAAAGCCGGATGTAGCGCTTCTACCAATATCCTCTAACGTCCCAACTTCTTCCTTCTTCGCTGTGGCCGGAAGAACGAAACCGCGAGGAAGAGAAGCTGTACGTCTTTCAAACTCAGATACAACATCCCCTTTAGTGGGTTCTAATGGAATTTCAAAGTTTTTGGGTAAGGGCTTATTTGTTTCCATCATTGACCCCTTAGCATAATATTTGTGAAACCCATCCCGTATTTAGAATTCAGATATTTACGAATGGTAGAGCCCTTCTGTGAACCACTCTGTATTGGAGTATCTACAGAATTATAATAATTCCTAAGCATCGATTGGTCTTGGTCGTCCATCATATTATATAGGGCACGAGCCTGATACATTTCATTTGGATTCGCTTTAGAGAAAAGATCCTCAACTTCTCGAACATGACCACGTTTTGCGTACTTGATCACAAAGTTAGACTCGTCTGCAATTTTTCGAGCTTCTTCTCTTAGCGCACTTATTATTTTCATAAAACCGCGCCTTGAGTTTGCTGCGCTAGGTTGCGCTTGCATAGCCGCCAATGTAATGACACCAGGCTCGCGAGTGCCGAGTTCCACAGACTTTGCAAAACCAAGGTTCACTGCATCCTTCTTAAGTTCTTCCCATTTTGAAGTGTCTTTGAAAGGAGTTGCTTTAAATCCAATGCCACGCGCTGCCTGATTTGCCGCTCTATAGAAATTGATTACTTTTTCAGTGAACGGACCAGTTTCCCAATCGCTATCTTTCATACCTTTCACATTTGCAAGCATTCTATCCAAAACAGCCAATTGTTTCTTTGCTCCAGAGAATTTTTCTCTTGCAGTGGACGCTGCTTTCGCTGCTTCAGCCTGTAATGGTTTGGCGGCAGTCTCCGACAACATAGAGCCAAAATAACCTTTATTAATCCAGTTCACTGGCACATCAGTAAATGATTTAGCCATGAACATGGGTTTATTTTTATTTTCCTTTCGCTCTAATGGAGGTTTTAACTGATCTTCAATGAACATATCAATAGAGGCGCGAGGTATTACGGGAGGAGCGCCTTTTTTGGGCTCTGCGCCAGGCTGAGTTGGTAACGTATGCAATTTTGGATCTACTCCAGGAATAGGATTACCTTCTGCATCACTAATACGATACCCAGCCCAACCAGGCCGAAGAGCATCAACAACGTACCACCCAAATCCTGGAACGAATTTCTTCGTATAACGGTCTTTAGCAATGCTAACTTCGGTTTTGAGAAGTTTTTGACGATCTTGCTCAATCGCAAGAGCATCTTTCTCAGCCTGTGGGGCGGCTTGCCCGAATGCCATAGCACCAGCACCGAGTGCGGTACTGAGATCTTTAGTCGGTGCAGTTAACATTGCACCAAGACCCCTAAGAGCGGGGTATACAAACTCTTTGCTGGTAAGATAATCTTTCCATTCTTGTTCCTTACCCTTTATTTCGCCTGTTTTTGGGTCAAGGCGCATCGAGGACGGAGGACGTATTGGGAACGTAAAGTCAACTCCCTTACCACCTTCCACTTTGTTAACGGCGCCCATAAGGCGTTCTTGAGTCGCAGGATCTTTGGGATCGATTGGCTCATTAACACCAAAGCCCGCAGCCTTAGCGATATTCTGGACAAGGCTCTGAAACGGGAATTGTGGAGTCTCAGACTTGTTCTCTAAAGTAGCTCTTTCTACCCCAGTATCAGGGTCAATACCGCCATTGGCATACCCATTGCGGGAAGGAACAAGGCCACCGCCATATGCTTTTTTAGTCCGCGACCCCATCTTGGCCGCATCATCTGTGGCGGCTTCATAATCAACGGTCTTATATCCGTCACGACGACCAACAGCGTTTGGCTTCTTCTTTTCGACGTCTTGCGCCATTAGGCCGATGACAGTGCGGGAATCACCCTTGTAGTTGAAGCGGTAGATTGGCAGACCATCATTCGTCTTACCAATCTGCCTCACGTTCTCTTTAAGAGCGCGATCGGAGAAGGGAAGCATCAGGATGCTGAGAATTGCCTCACCAGCAGTGCTTAGACCAGCACCTATGGCGCTTCCTATTGAACCTAATGTGCCCGCAAGACCAGCAGCTTCAGCACCGGCCAGCCCAGAAGCGGCAGCAGCTTCAGCGGCGCCTGTAGAAAGGGCAGCATCAGCCGCTAGTTCCGCAGCAGCGGTACCAGCCGGGGCCAACCCGGAAGCTGCAGCCGCGCCTGTGTTTGCAACTTCTGGTGCAGCCGTTCCCAATACGGTGTCCTTAAGACCGGAAAGACCTTTCCCGATAGCTTCTTTGGCACCGCCAGGAAGCATCCCATAAAGATTTTTCCCAAGAGAAGCAGTCTTCGTCAAGTCACCTAGACCGCCGCTTTGTTGCTGTTTCATAGACTGAGCGGCTGCTCTTAGTTGTTCATCATTCTGCGGCAGTTTTTGTGCCGCCAACGGCTTCAGGGCACCCTCTGGAATAAGGGGCTGATATCCAGTATCAGCATCTAGCATGGAATACGGGAAAGCTTCCCCAAGACCACCACCAGCATACTTATGGGCCCGGATAAATCCGCCACGGTTAGCCATTAACGACATGTCATCCATGTAGTCTCTCGGCGGCAAAATCTCGTCTGGCTCAAGCGCAGCTATTCTTGTTTGGGGCTGTTCGCCAAGATTTTCTAGTTCACTTACTTTATTTGGCGCCGGGGCAGGTTTTGGAGAAGCAGGTGTATCTGGTTTTGGTGTTTCTTTTCCAAAAACCGATCTAATTTTATCTTCAGCAGTTTCAGCAATACCTTTTTTAGCTCCTGTTATCCCTTGGAAAACCTTTTCTCCAACGCTGCCCTTACCAAAACCTGCTTTAGCAAGGTTACCTAGCGTTTCCCATTTCTTTAAATGGTCCCAGAAATCTGGGGGTTTGGGGGCACTTGTGCGCGGAACATATAGACCACCAGGCGCCGCCAATCCTCCAACGGGAATATAAGACCGGGCGCCAACTTCTCCTCCGGTAGGATTGGCCAACTTGTCAGAATAGGGACCCATAGGCTTCTGCATATTGGCTTTAATAGCTTTGAGATAGATAGGATCTACGTTGCTACCAACTGCATATCCTGCACGGCCGCCAGTATTAAACGTGGCCGGAGAAGCCTGTTGTGTGGAGATGCCGTAGAATTATCGTTCTGTGCTGTCTGGGTACTTTGCTGCTGGGGCTGGGAAGTTGGCATCAAACCACCAAAATAGCCGCCATAACCTCCCAGATTACCAAAACCACCAAGAGCCTGATAGCCACCGTATCCACCCATTGGAGAGAACGTACCGTATCCGCCAAATCCGCTATAGCCGCTAGCAAATGAAGGATATCCGCCGCCGTACATGCTCATTGGCGCCTGACTATAGCCGCCGTATCCGCCCATGCCAGGGAACCCACCAAAACCACCCATAGATGGATAGCCGCCGTAGCCACCCATGGGGGAATAGCCCCCAAATCCGCCGTAGCCGCCGTAGCCACCCATGGGGGAATAGCCCCCAAAT